CGCGTATGACGGTTTGTGCATCGAAAAAAGCCTTGTAAAACGCGCACGTGGCTATCGTTACACAGAGGTCACACAAAAAAATATTGATGGTAAAATGCAAACAGTCCAAAAAATAACAAAACATATGCCTCCTGACGTTGCGGCGATCAAACATTGGCAAACCAATAGAAAGCCCGAGCAGTGGGCTGACAAACAACAGATTGGTATAGGTGTGTCAATCGAGGATGTGATAAACGAGTTGGACGAGGCGGTCGAAAAGGCACAAGATGCCAAAACCAAGTAAAAAACATCTGGATATGGTACGGCGGTACCGCAACGACTACGAGCAATATGCGCGGGATATTATCCAGATACGTGACCACAACCAGGCCAAGATCGTCCCGTTTATTTTTAACCGCGGACAAAAAATCCTGCACGCGGTCTCAGAAAAAATGAAATCTGAATTTGGCTTTGTGCGGATTGTGCTGCTCAAGTCCCGGCGGTTCGGGGGGAGCACCTATGTAGAGGGCAGGTTTTACCATCAGACTTCCCTAAACAAAAACATCAATGCGTTTATCGTTGCTCATGAAAAGGAAAGCACCAACACCCTTTTCGAAATGACGAAGTTGATGCAGGAAAAAAACCCGATAGCGCCGAGCGCGGAAAAATCTAACGAAAAGCTGCTCAGATTCGACACACCCGCAGGCACTGGGCTTAAGAGCGAATTTCGGCTGGCAACGGCCAAAAACGTCGATGCCGGCAGGTCGCAGGGGATACACCTGTTGCATGGATCAGAGGAGGCTTATTGGCCGGACGGCCACACCTTGCTCAACGGTTTGTTGCAGTGCATGGCGCAGCCGCCGGCGCCGCATGAGATATATAGGGAGTCAACGGCTAACGGATTTGGCAATTCGTTTCAGGAGATCGTGTTCAAAATCTATTCGGACGGTCAGTATCCATATTATACAGAGGACGGTATGGTGTTCGCGTGGAAAAACCCGGAATTAGACTGGGTTTTGGTGTCCATTCCCTGGATGGTTCAGGAGCGGTTCGTCAGAGGATTTCGGCCGGGTGAAAAAGATGAGTTTATCAGTGCCTGCAAGCAAAAGGTTTTTGTCGAGGAATTGACCGAGTGGCAGGATTCTGAGGCGATTAAGCTGCGGAAAAAGTATAATTTATCATGGGAACAACTCCACTGGCGTGAGTGGATGATTACAAACCAGATAGAGCAGCCGTCCCGAAAGGAATGCGAGCGGAAGTTTCGTCAGGAGTATCCTGATACCGTCCCAGGTGCCTTTCTAACAACCGGGCAAAATGTTTATTGCAAAGAGCTGTGCGATGATATCGAGGCGCAGTGCAAAGAGCCGTTGGTTATCGGTGAGGTTGTTGACAGGGCGGGGCAAAGCCGGATTAAGCTTTCGCAGTTCGGTAAGTTTCGGCTATGGGAAAAGCCTGAGAAAAGCGGGCATTATTTCATCACGGTTGACTCTGGCGGCGGATTGAAACCGAGCCACGTTGCAAAGGGTATTGAGCCGGACCCGACATGCATTGATGTCTGGAACCATTTATCGGGGGTGCAATGTGCTCAGTGGCATGGCCATATAGATTATGGCATGATAGCCGGCGTGGTGTATTTGATTGGGCGGATGTACGGGATGCCGGTGGCGTGCGTGGAGCTGCAAAACCACGGCTATACGGTTGTTAAGGATTTGGTTGAGTTGCGGTATCCGTTATACGAGAGCAAACCGGGGGAGCCTGGGTGGTTGACAACCAAGGCAACCAAGCCCAGGATGGTTGACGACCTTGGCGAGATGGCGCGCAATGGTGGTTTACAAATCCGATGTGCTGAGACAGTTTTGGAAATGCGGACATTCATTGAATTAAACGGCAAGTTCAATGCCGCTTCAGGATGCCATGATGACCGGGTGGATTCAGCTGGTATGGCCGCCGAGCTTATGACGATGCTTCCGAAACGAGTCCAAAAAAGAAAGCGAGATCAAGAGTTTAGCGGATTTTCAAACATCCGAGACCGGGTAACCGATAGAAAAGCAGAGACCGGATATAAAGAGGTGTATGTCTAATGGCCAAAGAAATTATGGGCGACGTTAAAGAGATGAACGGCAAATGGCAACACCTTGTCGAGTATTGCTTGGACTTGTATGAGGACATCAAGGCGTCTGATTACAGGCAAAAAAAAATAACAGAAATCGAGGATTCTAACAATGCATACGCTCAGACCGAAACGGCTACAACGGATCCTTGGGACGGAGCCTCGAATATATGTTTGCCGCTGACAACGATATCGGTTGATAATCTTGAGCCGAGGCTGGTGGCCGGCATGACCGGCAAAAAGCCGTACATTGAGTTTGAGATGGAAAGTGAGCAACCTAAAGACGAAGTTACCGAGCGACTTGAAACGTGGTTTAACAATGAGTTGGAAGAGGTTGTAAGAATTGAGGATATCGCCGGTGACATCGCGCATGGGCAGCAGCTTGACGGAACCGTATATCTATTGGCCGAATATGACATTGAGGAAGTGGTCAGGCGCGATTTTTTGTTGGAAGGGCAGGAAGGTGAAACCCCGGAAGAGGCTGAGCAAGCTATCCGAGCCATGATGTCCCAGGGGTATCAGCCGATTAACGGGGTGTGGGTGCAACCGGACGGGGAGCCGGTAACAATCGAGCGCAAGGTGCCTGTTTTCGAGGGTGTGACGGTAAAACCAATCCCGTTTTCAGACATTTACATCCCAGACGATGCGGACGACTGGGAAAAGACTCCTGTGCTAAGGAAAGTCAGGCCAACATACGCTGAGTTGATGCGAGATAAAGACACAAAAAAAGGGTATATGAATATCGGGCCGTGGCTTGTCAGCCAGGGCGAAAAAGATATCAAAAGCGAGGATATGACGCCTGTCCAGTCAATAGACGATGTCAGGGTTAGGGCAAAGGAAGTCATAGAGTGCCTTGAGTGCTCAATTTCTTATATTTACCGGGACGAAAATACAGATGAAGAGGATATCACTGATTTTACTGAGGAGCGGCTGATCGCAACTATCACACTGGACAAGGGTGTTCTTATCCGTTTAATGCTGCTGCGGGATGTCAATTACAGGAATGAGCATGTGATAAAACGCATTCGGATGTACTCTGAACGTGGGAAGTCTTATGGAACATCTGTGTATGGTAAAATGAAGTCGATCCAGATCGGCGCATCCAAAACGTTTAACATGGCCATCAATATCGCTGAGGTTGTGTTGATTCCGTGGTTTTTGTTTACGGACAAAGTTGGTTTAAAGGGTAAAGTCCATAAACTGGTACCTGGCCAGGGCATTCCGGTTGACGATATAAGCGGATTGTATTTTCCAACTTTTAACATAAACCCGTCACAGATGATGAGTTTTATGGAGCCATGGCTACAGTTCTGGGAGCGCCTGCTTAGTATCGGGGATTTGCAGGTAGGCAGGCCCTCGCAAAAAGCAACGACCGCCACCGAGACCATGGCGGTTATCCAAGAGGGGAATATAAAACACAATTATCAAACACAATCATATCGAGAGGAATATCTGAGTCTGATCAGAACGGTATATGATCTGTACTACCAAAACATGCCTTTCGATAAGACGTTTCTGTATAACGGTGAGTATGTTCCGATACCTCGAAGTGATATGGTCAGGCCGACAAAATTCCGGTTGACGGGTTCCACGGAGCTATCGAATAAATTAATCGAGCGCAAAGAAAACGAAGATTTTTATGGATTTGCAGCGTCAGATCCGCATGGGATATTCAATCCCATAAAAGTCGCGCAGGATCTTGTAAAAAGCTATGGGCGAACGAATGTCGAAGAATACATCAACCCGACATTAAATAAAATATCTAAAGTTCTGCAAGAGATGCCGGAAGCCGCTGAATTGTTCGAGCAGGCGGTACAGGAAACGATGCAAATCGCGCAAAGAATTGAACAGGGAGGCCAGGATGCCGTGCCGGAAGCGTAAGAAAAAAAAGAAGGCCAAGAAGGGCAAAAGGAAATAATGGCGGATTATAAATCACTGGTGTTAAGTAACGACTTTAAGGAATACCGTAAAAAACAACTCGTTGAGATCGTTACATATATCAACACTTTGATAAAAGAGTCGTCAACCAGCGAACTAAAGGGCGCGCTTGAGATGGCGAACAGGCTTGTAAGGTTGCCGTCCATATTGGTAAACGACAACGATGCAAAAACTGAATTAAATGCACAGATACTAACGGATTTAATTGGGATATCGGCCGGTCTGGTAAGACAGGCTTTAGAAGATTAACTTGGATTTAAGTCCAAAGAAACCGGGCGAAAAGCCCGAGGGAGTAATAATGTATGGAAGACGAAACCATTGAAAACTCTGAGGCGGAAGCCTTGGAAGACGAAGACTCTGTGGATAAAACCATAGAAGAAGATGAGGGCGACGTTGTTGTCGATGACGATGATAACGATGATGACTCAGAGGACGAATCTGAGGACGAGTCCGACGAAGACGACAGCCAGGACGAAGACCTGAGAAAAGAGCTTGAGGATTACAAGTCTCAATTGGAGCAAAAGCGGGTTGAAATCGCAAAGCTCAATTCCGGGGCGTACAAGATGCGCAACGAGATTAAGGCGCTCAAAGGGAAAAAGGAAGAAGATACAACGTTTACAGACGCTCAGATAACGAAAATCTTAGATGAGCACCGAGATGATCCGGCAGTGTTACTGCAAGTGTTTAAGCAGGTTGCGAAGCAACAGACTGCGGGGGTTAAGGACGACGTTGTAACGGCAACCGAGATTGCGCAGACAAAGGCGAATCTTGATAATTTTTTGCATGATAATTGGCCCGAACTGTCAGATGAGAAATCTCAGGAGTTTAGTCAATTGCAGCAAGCCAAGCAGTGGATGAAGATAGACGATCATCCATACGGTGACTTTTTGTCGCTGGGTGCTGTTATGTTGCAACGTATGCCTGAGATGATAGAGCAGGCCAAAAAGGACGGCAGGGCGGAAGCGCTTAAGGAAAAATCCGACAGCGTCCGCAAAAAGAACGTTAAGGGCACGAAGCTGTCCGGAAAAGGGAAAATGTCCGGCAAGGTCGTTGTAACGGATGAAATCAAGACGACCGCGGCCGAGATAGGGATAACTGATAAAAAACAGTTGGCCTTATATGCAAAAATATTAAAAAATGCCGGTAAGGGCCAAAACTCAATGAGCGTTGGAGGATAAAATGGTAAAATGCGAGATTTGTGATAAAGAGTTCGAGAAAGTGACAAGTTTGCGCGGGCATATGATTGCCCATAAACGCGACAAGGAATCTAAAAAAATCAAAAAAACTGATACGACAACAATCCTATCGCCTGATGAACAGGCTATTGCGGATTTGGTGGCAAGCGACTCTGAAGAATGGGGGCACATCAGAGAAGATGAGCTAAACGATTTTTCACTGATGGAAAGCCAGCTTGCTCTTCCGCCGGAAGCGCTCGCTTTGGAAAGGGATAGAAAGTATGCTTTTCGTTGGTGTGAGAGGACGCCTGATAGAGTCAGGCAGCTTACACGAGCAGCGCGGCGACCGGCAAAATGGAAGATTGCCAACGCAAACAATTTACCGGAGCTGGCTAACTTGGTTGATAGCCTTTTAGGCGGTGTGTGTGTGTTAGACCAGATACTACTCTTTAAGCCCTGGCACGATCATGTGTTGGTGCAAAAAGCTAAGGGAGATGTGGCCGAAGTAACAGACAGAAGCGGTACACTGACCGGTAGGAGTATAGAGCTATCTTGTGACGGCATACACGCAAAAGCCAGTGTGCGGCGCATGGGTACGGATCAGGCGCCAACACCACAGGAGGTTGGAGGCTCTGATGTTGTGATGGCAGAGGAGTCAAGCGATTTAGGGGGACTTGTTGTTAACGAATAGGGAGATTTAATATGGGACAAGATATGGCATCTGTCGATGCGGCCTTTGGCCTGGAGCCTTATGAGAAGCTGTACCCTGCACATATGTATGCAGTGGTTACTTCGGTCGCAGTCGAAATGAATGTAGGTGATATGGTCGAGCGTGTTGGGGAGGCCGTTGCAACCCCGAAGCTCGGAAACTTAATGAAAGTCGTAACGGAAGAAACCGGCGCCACTGGTGACGCGTTGATTGCTGGGGTTGTGTTGGCGTTATTTGACGAAAACATGGACCCTGTGGAAAGAATTGCAGCCAGCGAGACTGGGGACGGAACCATCGCAGGTTATGCTCTGGTAGCGGATCATCCTGAACAAAGATATATCGTTCAGGAAGACGGCGATACTTCGAGTCTTCAGGTGGCTGATATCGGGCTTAATATCGATACCATTAAAACCGGAACTCCAGCGGCATCAAACAGCTATAAAAGCACGATGGAAATTGACTCGGATACGGTAAACACAACCGCGACTTTGGCAATGCGGATTCTTGGTGTTCATCCCGATGACACGATTTCGTCTGATGGCTCGGCCGGCAATTACTGCCGATTTATTGTTAAATTTAACCCGGAAGTATTCCATTCAGTTGGTGTGCTTGCATAGGAGGTATTTATGTGGACAAGAGCAAGATTCAACAAAGCGTATGTTCCTGGGATGTTTGCATGGATGATAGACTCCTATGAGCAAAAACGCGCGGAAAGTATGTATAACCAACTTGTGACAATGAAGACGAGTCGCAAGAAGAAAGAAGAAAATGCTGGGCGTTCGGGGCTGGCCCTGCCGACACTGAAAGGTGAAGGCGCACCTGTCACCTACGATACTCAGATTGCAGGGGCAACTCAGACCTGGATTCATGACGTATATGCAATTGCTGTACGGATTACGGAAGAGTCCATTGAGGACAACCTGTATGAGTTGGATGCAGGTGGCGGCTACAAAGAACTGTCATACGATATCGGCGAGGCCTTGGCGGAAAACCTTGAGACGCTGTGTGC